AAAAGAAAGGCAGATATCAACCTTGTGGAAGAGGGAAAGCTAAGACAGGAAGAAAAGGCTATCCTAAATGTGTTCCTTTAGCTCGTGCTAGAACTATGAGTAAAGCTCAAAAACGTTCAGCAGTAAGGAGAAAAAGAAAAGTAGCACAGGGCGTTGGAGGAAAACCTACTAACGTTCGTACTTATGCAAAGAGAGGCAAAAAACGAAAAACTACACGAAGAAAAAGAAGATAATCTCCATTAAGCAGCTAGACCGCAAACTAGAGCTAGCTAATACACTTATGGGGGTAGAGAAAGCAGTAGCATCGTTAATAATAGACTCAAGACAGAAGTTAACAAATTTAAAGAAACTGAAAGATTATGCATCAATGAACAAATGCGTCTTTCGAGACGAGCAATTAAAAAAGCTTGTAGGAGAATAAAATGGCTAGAGGCGGTTTTTTAAGCGGACCTACTGGTGTTCACAGCACACAGAAAATCCGTAAACACAAACTCAAAAGAGGAGTTACTAGAGACATGAATGCAGCAGCAGGAGCTACTGTAAATAGCAGAAAAGCAGGAAGTATGGAAGCAATGAGATACGCATCTGCACCAAAAGCTATCGGTCCTAGATTCGGTAAAACAAAGAATCCTAAAAAAGCTAGATTCAGCAAAAAAGGACATAGCAGAATATTACGTAGGAGGTAGAAATGCCTACACGTAAGAAAGGACGTAAAAGAGACCCTAGATTAAAAAGAGCAGGAGTCTCAGGTTTCAACAAACCAAAAAGAACACCAGGTCACAGAACTAAATCACATATAGTTGTGGCAAAGGTGGGCGGTAAAATCAAAACAATAAGATTTGGACAGAAAGGAGCTAAGACTGCGGGCAAACCTAAAGCAGGAGAGTCACGTAGAATGAAGATGAAGCGTAAAAGTTTTAAAGCTAGACATAGAAGAAACATTGCTAAAGGCAAAATGTCAGCTGCTTACTGGGCAAATAAGGTAAAATGGTAAAAAGTGAACTATGACATTAGTCAATTCCGTAAAAAAGGTTATTTAATTGTAAAAAACTTTCTAAGTAAAGAGGAACATGAAGAGCTCAACCTCACATGTAACACTTTGACTAGATATGCAAAGACTATTTCGGCGCATACACAAGAAAATTGGCTAATGAACACTCCGTATAACCCTATGATGTTACAAGGAGCGATGAAATATAATGAAACTTTTAAAAAATTAGGTAGAAATCCTAAATTATTAAAGGTAGCAAGAACATTACTACGAACAAATCACTTAAGTACTTATATATCTAAGTTTTTTCCAATGATTCCACGAGAAGGAAAGTCAGTAAGCTGGCACCAAGACAATTACTATATTGAAGCACATCCAGATAAACTAATAAGTTGTGATGTTTTTGTAAATGGAGCAACAAAAGAAAGTGGATGTTTACGAATAGTAAAAGAATCTCATAAACAAGGCGTACTTAATCATGATAGGCAATCGCATCAAGAATGGATTAAGTGGATAGACCTTAAAACCAATGAAGAAGTAATAGATTTAGAACTAGATGAGCCTTTTGCAGTATTTTTTCATCCCAATCTAATACATGGGTGCTATGAGAATAAAAGTCGAGACTATAGATATAGTGTTGCATGGGAGTATATGAAGTGGCCATATATTCCAACAAAACATAATGACCACATCTCAAACGATTTACTACAAGTATAGGAGAATAAATGAAAGCAGACGGCAGAAAATTATGGTTGGATGAAAGTTTAGTAAATGCAGGTAAATTCCTAGCACAAATGCTAAACGCAGAAAAGAAAAGAAACCTCACAAATGGAGAGGAGAATTTTAAAAACTTAGCCGCAGCTTATTGCTACTTATACGAAAAAGCTAAAGAGTCGGGAATACTAAGCGAAGAAGATAACGAATACATATTTGAAGACGAGACAATACATTGATTGAAATAAGCAGAACGGATGTGGTTTCAGACCACATTATGAAGTTCGATGATAGAAGATTTATAAAATTACCTATTGATGGATATATGAACTTGTTAGGAATTACACCTAATAGTTCTCAGCATGGAATTATAAATGCAATCAATAATCCAAAGTATCGTTTTGTTACTGCCGCAGTTTCAAGAAGGCAAGGTAAAACCTACATTGCCAATATCATAGGTCAATTAACTACTTTAGTTCCAGGAGCTAATGTATTATTGATGTCACCCAACTATTCACTTTCTCAAATTTCATTTGATTTACAAAGGCAATTAATTAAGCACTTTGATTTAGAGGTATTAAGAGACAATGCAAAAGATAAAGTTATTGAACTTTCAAACCATAGTACGATTCGTATGGGTTCCGTTAACCAAGTTGACTCGGTCGTGGGTAGGTCTTATGACCTCATCATATTCGACGAGGCCGCTCTCGTTGACGGGCGGGATGCTTTCAATGTTGCGCTCAGGCCCACACTAGATAAAGAAAACTCAAAAGCACTCTTTATATCTACTCCAAGGGGTAGAAATAATTGGTTTGCAGAGTTTTGGTACAGAGGATTCTCAGATGAGTTTCCAGAATGGGCAAGTATCAAGGCAACATATCACGAGAACCCTAGAATATCTGAGCAAGATATAATCGAAGCAAAGAAGACGATGTCAGAAGCTGAGTTTAATCAAGAGTATATGGCGGACTTCAATGTGTTTGAAGGTCAAGTATGGGCGTTCAATCATGAAAAGTGTTTATCAGATTTATCAGAAATAGATACCTCGAGAATGGATATCTTCGCAGGAATGGACGTTGGTTACAAAGACCCCACGGCTTTCTGTGTTTTCGGATATGATTGGGATTCAGAAACATACTACTTACTGGATGAATATCTTGATGCAGAACGAACTACAGAACAACATGCAATAGAGATTCAGAAACTAATTCAGAAGTGGGACATAGATTACATTTACATTGATTCTGCTGCTCAGCAAACAAGGTTCGATTTTGCACAAAATTATGATATCACTACTATCAATGCAAAGAAATCTGTTTTAGACGGTATAGGACACGTAGCTGGAGTAGTGGATAATGATAAATTAATAGTTCATCAAGCTTGTCGTGAATCTATATCAAGTTTAGACCAATATCAGTGGGACCCAAATCCTAACTTATTAAAAGAAAAACCCAAACACAATTATGCATCTCACATGGCAGACGCCATTCGATACGCGCTATACTCATTCGAGACAAGTGTCACTACATTCTAATCTACCCCTTGAAAAAATAGTTCTTGACATGAACTTAAAATTTTGCTAAAATTATCTTTATAACGAGTAGGTTTATGGATTTAAAAAGAGATTTAGTAAAGTATGTTCGTGACAAGGCCAAGTCTAAATATAATAAAGCAACGGAATGTCACATCTGCGGAAGTACGAAGAATCTAGACTTTCATCATTTTTACGGATTAACTGAATTATTAGAGCAGTGGATGAAAGTAAATAAGATAAAAATAGAATCTGAACAAGAAATATTAGACCTTAGAATAAAATTTATCGCAGAAAAAGAAGACGAAATATATAATCAAGCTGTTACATTATGTCATGAACATCATTTACGATTACATAGTATATACGGCAAACGACCCAAGTTGGTAACAGCAAAAAAGCAACAGAAATGGGTTGAAATACAGAGACAAAAATATGGCATGGTATGATAGATTTTTAGGAATAGATAGAGAGGAAAAAGATAATCCTGCTCAATATGTTATTGCTAGAAACGAGGGCATGACCATTGAAAGTCGTGAGCATCAGATAAGTTATAGAAATGCTTACGAAACTATCGAGATAGTAAACAGAGCAGTCAACATGGTAGTTGACGATACTGCTGAAGTACCTTTCGATATTGGCGATAAGATTATAGGAACGTCTCCTATTGTAAAGAACATACGAAGAAGTAGAGTAGATTTATTACTAAATAGTGAACCAAACCCATTTCAAGACGTAAGTACATTTAAAAGAAATCTGATAATTGACTTACTAATTGATGGAAATATATTTGTCTACTTTGATGGTGCACATCTGTATCATCTTCCAGCAGAGCATGTAACCATATATAGTGATGACAAACAGTATGTTGAAAAATATACTTATGACAACTCTATTGATTATAAGCCATCAGAAATAATTCATATTAAAGAAAACAGTTTCCGTTCTATTTATAGAGGAGTACCTAGATTAAAACCTGCACTCAGAACTATGCAATTAATGGGTAGCATGAGAAGGTTTCAGGACAACTTCTTTAAAAATGGAGCAGTTCCAGGACTAGTTTTAAAGTCACCAAACACTCTTTCAGAGAAAATTAAAGAAAGAATGTTACAGGCTTGGGTTGCAAGATACAATCCTCAGTCAGGTGGTAGAAGACCGCTATTTTTAGATGGCGGATTAACAGTGGAAAACCTAACTGAAGTTAACTTCAAAGATTTAGACTTCCAAGAAGCAATAGCTTCTAACGAAAAAATAATTCTAAAAGCAATAGGAGTTCCACCAATATTAATGGATAGTGGTAATAATGCCAACTTAAGGCCTAACCACCGTCTATATTATTTAGAAACCATACTACCTATTATTAACAAAATAGCGTATGCTTTCGAGAGATATTTCGGTTTCAAACTTGATGAAAATGTATCAGGTATACCTGCTTTACAACCAGAGTTAAGAGACCAAGCAGGCTATTACGCCACACTTGTCAACACAGGTATAATGACACCGAATGAAGCAAGGGAGGCGTTAAGACTTGAGACTATTGAAGGGTTTGATACACCAAGAGTTCCTGCGAATATCGCAGGTTCAGCCACAAACCCAGAAGAAGGTGGCAGGCCGGAAGAAACTCCGCCAAGCGAGGAAGAATAATTATGACAAAAGACAAGATGATAAAGGTTTTATCCGATTTCATGGCCGAAAAAGGCGTTGAAGTAATGGATTTACCTGAATATAAATCTCATGGTAATGATGTACCTGTTAAAGACTATTTGCTTAGAAGAGCATTTGGTTCTTGGAATAGAGTATTATCTGCTATGAAGAAAAGACACCCTGTCCAAGTAGCAGCAGTAGAAAAGGTAGTTAAAAAACCAGCTCCTAAGAAAACTGTTAAGAAGGAGAAAAAGGATGTCAAGTAACAAAATTTATCATTGGACGAGTACTTTTAAATCACTAGGCGAAACCGAAGATGGTGGAATAAACATCAAAGGTTCTGCAAGTACAAATGCACTAGATAGAGCTGGAGATATAATCGAAAGCGAGGCATGGACAAAAGGCGGATTGGAAAACTTCAAAAGTAATCCAATCATTCTTTTTAACCACGACTACAACAAACCTATCGGTAGAGCAACTGGTTTAGAAGTCACAGATAAAGGTTTAGATATCACCGCAAAGATATCAAAAGCCGCAGGTGACATTACTCATTTAGTGAAAGATGGAGTCCTGGGAGCATTTTCAGTCGGATTCAGATGTAAAGATTCTGAATATCTAACTGAGAGTGATGGATTCAAAATTAAAGACGCGGAACTTTTTGAAGTTTCTGTAGTATCAGTACCTTGCAACCAAGGGGCAACCTTTGGACTAAGCAAGTCATTTGATAGTATGGATGAATACAGAAAGTACCAAAAAGAAATATTACAGGCTAACTCAACCGCAGCAGCAGACGCTGTTAAAATTGAGCAGCCAAGCGAGGAGAAATCCTCATCAACGGAGACTGATATGTCAGAAGAGAAAAAATCTCCTGAAACTTCAATCGACTTGGAAGCATTTGCGAAAAAAGTTGCAGAGGATACTGCAGCTAAAATAGCAATGAAACAAGCCGAGCAAAAAGCAGCAGAAGAAAAAGCACTACAAGAGCAGGCTGAAAAGCAAGCTGAAGTAGAGGCTAATGAAAAGGCTGTTCAAGAAGCAAAACAGGACGAGCAAAAAACTATTATCGAAGCTGGCTTAACAGGCGCTGAGAGACTTATGAATGACGTAGAAAAAAGAGTTTCTGAGCAACATGAAGACTTAAAAACAGTTGTGGACGGATTAGAGAAGCAACTAGCTGAGAAATCAGAAGAAATCATGTCAATCAGAGAATCAAAAAGAATTTTCAACGACAGACAAGGTCAAGGCGACTGGAAAAAAGCTTACGAGAATGATATCATTGATGCAAAATTTGCTGGTTTAGCTACTGGTAAAGGATGGAACAGTGATTATGCAAAAGGTGTAATGGAAAAAGTTAACGCACATAGTGGTGTTGGCGTTTCTTCAGCAGACTTTGAGCAAATCGTATCAACACAAATCGAAAGAGATATTCAAAATGAATTAGTCTTAGCACCTCTATTTAGAGAAATCGCTATGACTTCTGCTAACATGATTATCCCAATCCTACCAGATGCTGGTTATGCTGAATTTGCAGCAGGACAAACAGCTAGTGGTTCTTCACCACATGGTAACTTACAGGAAAGAGGAGACGCTTATAACCCTGGTTCAGCAGGTGGCGTAGACATGACTGAAAGAACTCTTTCAACCAAAAAATTAATCTCACAATCTTACTTAGGTAATGAAACTGAAGAAGATGCAATCTTACCGATTCTTCCTTTAATTAGAGAATCAATGGTGAGAGCACACGCTAGAGGCATAGAGAATGCTGTCCTAGCTGGTGACGATGCTGATGGTGCTTATGGTACTTCAGGTGCAGCTTTTGAAGGTCTTTTACACTTAGCAAGAAATGATTCAGACTACACACAATCAGGTACAGCTTTTGCTTCTGATAAAATTGTAGCAACTGACTTACTTGAAATGAGAAAGAATATGGGTAAATATGGTATAAACCCAAGTGAAGTAATATATATTGTTTCACAAAGGTCTTACTATGAATTATTAGAAGATGCAGAATTCCAAGACGCTAACCTAGTTGGCGACATGGCTACTAAGCTAAATGGTGAAATCGGACAGGTTTATGGCTCTAGAGTCTTAATGTGTGACGAGTTCGCTACTCCAGCAGTAGCTAAATTTGGAGCTATCGCAGTTAACCCAAGAAACTATGTAATGCCAAGATTAAGAGGCGTTACTATTGAATCAGACTACGAAGTAGCAAACCAAAGAAGAGTCCTAGTGGCTTCTCAAAGAATAGGTTTTACCGACCTAATCGACGGTGCAACTTCTAAGTGGGGTTGGATGTATAAAGCTGACTAATATTAGCAATAAGGTTTTGGTGGGTTACCTTAAACCCACCACTTTTTAACTATGGCAGATTTAATTACAGTAAATGAATACAAAGACGCAGAAGGCCTAAGAGGCGAGAAAGACGACGACCGTCTTGCAATAATTGTACCTCAAATATCTGATTTAGTTAAAAAATACTGTGGAGTATCATTTCTTGATTACTACAGTACAAATAAAGTAGAAACTTTTACAATTGAGGATAACTACACATCAACGATAATAGTCAGCGAGAGTCCGTTAGTATCAATTAATAAAGTGGAAGAAAGAACAAGTTATTCAGATGATTATCAAGAATTACTTACAACTAAATATGAGTATTATATAGACCAAGAAGCCGATGCTATTATAAGAACTAATACAACTGGTAATCCAATAAGTTGGAAGAAAGGTGTAGGTGCTGTTAAAATCACATATAAGGCAGGTTACGCAAGTACTCCAAAAGATTTACAACTAGCTCTGTTCGACTTAGTAAATTATTACATGAAAGACGAGCATAAAGAAAGAAGAACTCTAGGTGGCGCTCAGTTACAGAATCAAGGGACTGCTGGAATTAGAAATAGTACTGATTTTCCAGACCATATCAAAAGAGTACTTGATTTGTATAAAGTTGTTATTTAATGGCAATACGACAATTAAAAGCAGAAATACTAAATATTATTCAATCTACAGAAAGAAAAACTAGAAAAGAATTAAGCCAAAATATGATAGAATCCTATGTATATGATAAAAAGTACATAGAAGAATGGTGTGAGTTTGCTATGGTTAAAGCAAACATTCCTGTAGAGGAAAGAAAGCATGCAAACACAATGAGAGCAGCTTTTAACCAAACTCTTAGAAAAGAATTTAAAAAAAGTAATGAACCTTTTCATATATCAACTCCATTTGGCAAAGGTGGAGTAGTAGTAACTAAAGTATCTAGAGCAACAGGAACAAGAGAAGCAGCTAGTAGTAAAGAAAAAAGAGCTACAGGAGAAGCTAAAAATAAAGCCTTAAGAGCTCTCGAAGCAAAAACAGGTATTAGTATCGGTGCTTCAGATAGACGAGATATAAAAAGTGCTATGCACGGACACCATGGAGGTCCGAATAGAGATGATGATAAGACTACTTTAGGAATGGTAGGTGTTGAAGAAGCCATGCCAAAAGCAAGTAGACAGATTGAGTCTTTAATTGATGAGTTAAATCAAATAACTCCCGATGAAACTTTAAGAGAAGTAGTAGTATCAAGTTTTAATGATTTAATTCATATAGAAATGGGATGGAGCAGAAACCCTATAAGAGTACTGGCTACTAGAAACAGTAGAACTAGAAACCCGAGCACAAATAGTTACGTTTTAGACAATGTAATTACAGTAAGTTTTGCACTAGGTAGAGGGTCTAACTTTCAAGGAGCAGCTTATACAGATGCTATGAAAGATTGGGATAGAGGAGTAGATAATAGATTAACTAGAACAATAAACTCCATGCTAGACAGAGTTGAGAGAAATGTAAATAACTTTGTAAAGCAACACATGGAAAATCATCCTTTTGATGTGTTAACAGTAGGAGGAAGTCCAAGTGTTATAGATAATGTTATAGCAGAAGGACCAAAATTTATAATACAAAATCTATTTCCTCATAAGGCACGCCCTGACATGAGACTAAAAGTTAATAAAAAACTTTTCTCAGAAATGAAAACTCCTAAAAAAGGTAATACAGGAATGGTACAAAGTAAGAAGACTACTAAGCCAGCAAAAAGAACACCAAGAA